TCTCTTGCCGCACTGAGGGCAGGTCTTGGTGGTCTCGGTCTGCTTCGTCATTCTCTCATCCTCCGTTCGGGCCTCTGCTTCTCACTTCCGACTACCTACAGTGCATAGCCCGTGCCAGAACGAGTGTTACAGAGAGTCGATCTCGAGAGTCCCTAGAGCCCGAGACCGGGCCCCGGGGAGGAGATCCCGGGAACCCGGTCGCAGATCGCATCGTGCATCGTGCATCGTGCGATCTGCCTCGAGGGCGGGAGGGGTTGCCTGAGCCCCTCCCGCCGGCGGTCTGATCTAGTCGCCCTGACCCAAGGCATCGAGGGAGGCGGCGACCTTCATCGCCATTGTCGGCTCGATGCCGCGGGCGATCATGAGAGCGGCGGTCATGCGATCGGCCCAGTCGTCGGCCACGGCGTCGGTGATTCCGAGGTAGTAGCGGGAGATCGGCCGGGCCTCGGTGCCGCCGGTCACTTGTCGAGTGATCGTGACGCCCGTCGTGGCGAACGTATAGCTGACCTTCTTCTGACCGTGGAGCTCGAGCACGGCGAATGGGAGGTGATAGTACTTGAGGATCCGGGCGGCCTGTTCGCGCCTCACGTCGTGGGCGGCACCGCGGGGGCGGTTCTCGCTCGAGGGGATATGTCCGCACCGTCGGGTTTCCTCGTCGACCAAGATTTGATAGGCCGCGGCCTTGAGGGCCTTGAGAGCGTGAACAAGGTCGGTGCGGATCGCGGCGGCGTTCGGGTTCGGGTAGAGTTTGTCGAGTAGGTGGCGCTCGGCGTAGACGCTCAGTAGTTCCAGTCCCTTCGCCGCGTTCTCGGTCACTTCGATTCTGAGGGTGCGCTTCGTCATGATCTCCTCCTCCGTTGGGCCGGGGCAGAGCCCCGGCCCGGTCTGTGTTATCGGGCGTTCCTGAATACGACCTTGGCGGCCGGGATGAGGTCGGGGTTCTCGGAGCAGTCGACGGTGATCGTGGTAGCCTCGACGCCGCCGATGTAGTCGACCGGGAAGGGCCGGGCGTCGACGACCGCGCGGGCATCGCTCAGAGTCGGGCAAGTCTGATAGTGCTCGCCGTCGACGGTGACACTCCAGTTCTGCTCGGCCTCGTGGAACTTGACGTTGATCGTCGTGAATCGCGCCATCTTCTCATCCTCCGTTCGGGCCTCTGTTGTCGCTTCCGACTACCTACAGTGCATAGCCCGTGCCAGAAGTCGTGTTACGGAGGACGCTCTCAACCGTGCCCAATCATACCACAGGTTGCCCCCGGGTGTCAACCCGGAGGCAACAAGGGGCAGATTGCATCGTGGGGCGTGCATCGTGCGAGGGAGGATCCCCGGGAGGCATGGCGAGCCCTGATCCGGGCGGTCTCGAGGGAGGCTCTCAGGCTGTCAGGAGGGGCCCAAAAACGCTCTCTCCGGCGACTTCGCCCCGTCCGCGACGCAGAGTGCACCGAGGGGGTCGGAGGGCTCAGAACGCAAAAACGGGGCCCCGCGGCAGAACGAGGCCCCGTTGCCGGCCGGGCGTTGAGGTCAGGACGCTAGAAGGCCGGCGCGCCAATCCGCACATGACGCACGGTCGGCGCTGATCTTGGCGATGTAGGACTCCGGGAGGTTGTCGGGTCGCTCCCCGATCTCCTCGATCACCCGGTAGCCCGTGGGGTTGTGAACGAACACGGCGCGCTCCCAGTCATTCGGAGCGACGAACCGGCACCCGATCTGCTCCTTGAGGTAGGTCCTCTTGATCCCGGGCGGCCACCATCGCCACTTGATCTTGTCGCGAACGAGACCGAGCACCCCGTGACCGATGTCGCGCCATGTGTAGCAGGAGAGCCACGAGCAGATGTTGTAGCGATCCTGCCGCTTCCAGAACTTGAGTCGGAAGCGTCGGAAGAAGTAGACCGGCCGGCGTAGGAGCTTGCCGGCGAGCCCGTCCATGAAGTGCTTGGCGATCGCGCACTTGTCGTACTTGGCTTGCATCGCCTCGAACTCGCGGCTCTTGGTCAGAACCGCCCAATGATCCTCCTGTGTGTAGCCGACGGGCACGACGACCACGCCCCAGTGCTTCGGGGTATCGTACTGCTCGCGCCACTCGCGGAGCTCGTGTGTTCCCTTGCCCGTCGAATGAATGAGGAAGTCCTGATCCTCGTCGTCGAGGAACCAGTTGCCGGTGTGATCCGAGAAGCCCGGAGGCTCGTCGCCGCTCTGCGTCGACCATCGGATCGAGAACCCGAGCGGGGCCCGCTCCATGAGAATCAAGATCCCGGATAGCATCAGGGACCCTCCCTCCGTTCGTACCACTCTTGAATCGCGTCGCCGGTCCCGACGCCGAGCTCCTCGAAGAAGGCCCAGTCGTCGCGGATCCGCGCGCGGTCCTCCGGGCTCGTGAGGAACGCACTCTCGAGGAGCACCGTCGGGCACGCGGTCTTAGCGATCAGATAGACATATCCGCGCTTCCACCTCTGGACGGGTCGCGGATCGAGCCCGTCACCGTAGGCCGCCGGGAGCCCGGACGCGGCCCACACACCGGCGACGATCCGGTGTGCTAGGTCGAGGGTTTCGTGGTTGCGCTCGTTGTAGAGCACGCTGACTCCGCGTGCCGCCTCAATCGGGATGCTCCCGCGAAGAAACGGAGAACCGGAGCACCCCGGCCAATCTGCGCCTCGGGCTCCCTTCTTGCTCGCGATGTTGAAGTGAACTTCCACGCAGAGATCGGGCGCGATCGCATCGACGTATGCCCGCTTCGCGCGGAGGCCCATTGGGTTTCTCTGTCCTGTGGTCCCCGGAATGGCGATCCAACCGAGAGCGGAGAGCCGGTAGAGGAGGGCCGTCGACACGCGGGCGTTGAGCTCCCACTCGTCGAGCAGACCGAGGGGGTCTTGCCACCACGCCCCGGATCGAGGCCCATAGTGCCCAGTCAGCACCACAACGCGCTTCGACATGTCAGCCTCCCGTGATCTTCGCGAGGATCACCGGCGAGAACAGACCCATGACGGCCGCGATGATCGCGCCGATCAGGACCCATGCGGTGCGCTTCCAGTTGGAACCTCGAGACTCGGCACACTCGGTCGTCGTGACGTAGGTCTCGCCGCGTGTCTCGAGGATGGTCAGTCGTTCGGCGTGTTTCCCGATCGCGCCGTTGGTCTTGTCGGCCTTCCGGTGCAGTCCTCCAAGGCTTGCGTTTATGTGTTTGAGCTCGTTCGTCGTCGCGCCGTCATGCACGGGGAGCTCCTAGCTGAGCGTGAACCGCTTGAGTTGGCAGTAGCCGGTCTCGCAGACGTAGATGATGTTGTCCCGGATGTCGCCGGCGTAGGCTTGCAGGAAGCCGGCTCCCGATTCTCCTCCGAGCCCATTGACGTGATCCAAGTATTCGGCGTAGTTGCCGCGATCGGCAAGGATCGTGAGGTAGTTCTTCGCCGGGTAGGCGCCGGACGCGCCAGAGGATACGATGAGGAGATCCCCGAGCCGGCAAACCGCCCACGGCCATTCCCACTTTCCATTCACCGGATCGAGGCCCCGTTGACCCCACGTCCAGATCGCGGTATAGGGACTCTCGCGTTTGATCTTCCTGATGCAGTTGGTCGGATCGTCGGTCGCTGATCCTCCGGGGCTCGTGCAGTACAGATGAGCCTCGTCCCCACTGAGCGTGACATCGTCACATATGTTGTTGGGCGGGGTGTGATCGCTGAATGGCTCGAACTTGCTGACGTACGTACCGTCCTTCTGAAAGATCCAGACCCACCCGTTGTTGTCGGTCACGTACACGAGATCGCTTCCTGAATACGTGCGCCCAGTGATTGTGCATCCTCGGAGGGCGTGAGTCAGTGTGCCCGAGCCGATCGACCTGATGAACGTGTACGGGGACGCCTTGAGGTGCACCTTGATTCGCTTGTTGCTCGAGTCCGCGATGTACAGGTACGTGTTGTCGTGATCAATGCCCCACGGCTTGTCGAAGTTGGCATCGCCGGTGCCGGTCGTACCGAACTGAGCCGAGTAGACCGGAGGATCGGTGTTGGTGAGTCGTTGCACGCGGTCGTTGTTGTAGTCCGAGACATAGATGTAGTCGTGATCCACTGAGCAGTCGCGTGGTTGCTTGAACTCGCCGTTGCCGGTGCCCTCGTCCCCGAAGTTGTCATCCCATGCGAGGGCCGCGGCGGGGGTCTCGTGAGTGAAGCCAACCGCCCATGAACTGAGGCTATTTCCTTCTCCGAGGTTGACGGCGAACATCAGTTGCCGCTCTCCGTCGAGGTAGGTATCTCCGAACAGAGTCAAGAGCGTTCGCACGTTTCCGGTCGTCCAGTACTCACCATCGCGTGTCACGGCGACGCCGATCCCTCCCGGGCTCTGAATGTCTACGTTCTTGATCCCACAGGTGTAGTCCTCTTGCTCGTCGGGATCCGGTTCGTAGTAAGCACACATCACGTAGTAGTCGCCTTCGGGATCCGGCGCGCTTCCTGACACCTCCCCGTCGCCGTGTATATCCGACGAATCCCACAGGACTTCGGCGGTTCGGTTCTTGCGGACCTTGACTCGGAACTCTCCCGAGCCGCCGGTGCTCGGAAGCCACACATCGAGCTCGAAGCTATGCGTGCCCGTCCACACGGCGGCATCCGTGCCGAGACAGACTGTGCCGACTGTCTGAGCATCGGGTGTCGCGCCGGCATCCCACCAATTCGAGTGAAAGGTGCCGGCACTGACCCACCCGAGGGCAACCGCGACGTTGCCGGCGGTATCTCCGCTTCGGCGGTGCATCCGAAGGCAGAAGCCAGAGGCAGTCGTAGGATCCGTTGTCGTGGCGGCGAAGATGATGTCGTAGTAGTGGGCGAGCGTTTTCATCGCACCGTAGGTCGTCGGGTTCGTCGCATCGTCGAGCTTTTCCATTGGGCCCATCCAGACCCGGATTGGCGACTCGGGCACGCCGCTAGAGTACTTGTAGTTGCAGGTCACGCCCATGCGCCAAGTGTTCGTTGGGATCGAGTAGAGGTGTGGCCGGATACCGAACCAATCACTCCACCACTCCCATGTAGCATTAGGTTCTGTGTTCTCGTTGCGTACCCAATGCTCAGAGTCGGCCTGCCAGTAGCTTGCTCCTCCGGTCTTGAGATAGACAATCGCCGCGCCGGCAGTCAGTCCACTTGGGATCGGGACAATCGCGATCGTGCCGTTGGCGCCCGAGCCGATCGTGCGTTGCTTGTCGGCATCATAATCCCAACCGTAGTCCGGGAACGCGGCGGGCTCCTCGAAGTCGCCGTCAGCCCAACCCTCGTCGGTCAGGATCGACTCGATGTTGTCGAGGTTCGTACCCCATATGTTGCGGATTCCGTGCGTCTGTGCCGCGTGGCGGCGAGCTTCGCGAATGAAGTCGCTGTCGCGCGCGGCGAGCTCGGCCCCACTCCAGAACTCCCGAGCCTGAGCGACGAGAGTCTCACGGTAGAGATCACCGTAGAGATTCGCGAGGTGCATATCGGGCATGGATCCAATCGAGAACTGACTGTCAACTGTCCCGCTCCCGTCGACGCTGAGTGAGTATTCGAGACACTTGATCTCGACGGGCGTCCCTCCCGGTTGCAAGAGGACCGAGAGCGGCGCGTCCATGATCTCGTTCGCCCACACCTGTTTGCCGAAGCCGGGCACCTTGAAACTGATCCGTTGATCGTTGATCGGTTGCCCCTCGAGCTTCGCGTTCGCCCACTCGTAGGCGTCGGTCGGTGCGACGATCTCCGGGATCCGTTCGGTCTTGATCCGGTGCGGAATCGTGCCGTCGGCCGGCGGGATGTAGAGCCACAGATCACCGCCCCCGATCTTCCGCTGACAACTGACAAGCATCCCGTTTAGGATCCGATCGCGCGTGATGTACCCTTCGGCCTCCTCGATCGTGTCCTCAACCTCGAAGCCCGGATCAACGGCGGTGTCGCCCAGTTGGGTGAAGTAGAAGCGGGCGTCGGTCGGCGTGGCCGAGTCCCCGGGAACGACACCGAAGATACAGTCGGGCCCCGCGATGGTGGCAAGCCGCTTGATCGCCTTGTCGGCGTAGTGGTCGAGGAAGTCGGTTTGAGCGATCTCATAGGACCCGTAGTCGATGTAGGTCGAGTAGCTCGTGATGTCGGTCTTGGTCGCGAGATCCGCGATCACGCCCTGAGCTATCTGAATCACGGTCTTTGCATCGTAGAACAGGAGGAGGGGCACCTTGCGGAACTGACCGAAGATCCCGGTCGCCTCGAGCTTTCGCACCTGTGGATCCGTGCCGTAGGCGGTGTCGACTTTGCGGAGGACGCCCACGTAGCGGTCGAGCAGGTCGGCCTCATCGCCGCACTGGAGCCGGATCAGAAGCCGATCATCGGGCAGGAGATCGAGCCCGGCCATATAGGACGCGCTCTGCCCCATGAGGTTGACGTTCGCCTTGCCGCACCCGCCGGTCGAGGTGTTCGTGAACCCGAACCCGAAGTTGGTCGCGATCGTGTTTTGGAAGGGGTTGTCCGTCATGCCGATCGCGAGCTTCTCGACGCCCTGTCGGTCTACGACGAGCTCCCAATCCTTGAGGTGTGCGGTCGCCGTCAAGCGGGAATATCTCCGTTCTCCTCGTACGGCTGAGTGTTGCAGGACAAGGTCGCGCGGATCCGGGCGACGCGCAACTGTGATCGCTTCACTGTCGTGTGACCGAACAGCACGACCTCGTCGTAGAGCCACGAGTCCACGACCGCGTCGGGATCTGCGAGGGTGTCAATGAACACGATATACTTCCCCTCGTAGTTGTTGAGCTTCGTCCAGAGGAGCCGGCGCAGAGTCGCGAGATCGGAAGCCAAGTCGTCGTCGACCTGAAACGTCACGTCGAGGGTTCCCGGCATGAGCTTCTTGTCGGCGGTGTTGATCCCTCCACTCTTGCCGGGGATCTGTCTCACCGTCTGCTTCTTGCGCTTCGTGAACCCGGGATACGAGGCATCGAGGGGAAGCACGTACGGGTTCGTCGTGCCGGCCGCGTTGTCTGCGAGGACCACCTTGTAGAGCGCGCCCATGATTTATGCTCCGACGTTCAATGCCTGTTCGATCTCATCGCCTATGATCTGCCCGAGCCGGCGGCCGTCTGTCTCAACATCAGACATGGTGGCTTGCCCGATCTGCACGGTGACGGTGACTTGCGCGCCTCCGCTGATGTCCCCGCCCGCGGCGTCGAGCGTTGCCCTCCCGTAGCCCCCGCGTTGCACTGTGCTCCGATCCATGACGAGCTCGTTCGACTTGAGGAACTTGAAGCCCTCCTCGTAGGGAGCCCCTCCCGTGTGGAACCCGAGCCGGCCCTTGATCGCCTTGATGAGCGCGATCGTCGCCGCGCCCTTCGCAAGTGCGGGCCCGATCTTCGCCCACGCGGACCAGTCGAACAGTCCTTGCATCGACAGGATGCCGACGGTCTCAGCCTGAGCCATCAGCGTGTTCGTGACCGCCTTCATGGCGAACTTCTCGACCATGTCGGCGTACGCCTTGCCGACAGTCTTGGCCATCGCGAGCACAAACGTCTTCTCCTTCTTGATGTTCTCCTCGAGACTCTCCCCGATGTCGACCATGAACGAGGTGAGCGCGCTTCCCGCGAATCTCATTTCCTCCTCGATACGCGAGCGCGTCGCGGCGAACCGCTCCTCTACCCCGGTCAAAGTCTCGTCCGTTACATCGGCAATCTCTCCGAGCAGGTTCGGCATCGGTACCGCGAGCCCGCCGGCCGTCAAGGCTTCGGCCGCAACCGCCGTGACCTCCGCGACTCCGTTGACGATCTTCTCCGCTGCGTCCGGCGGTGGCGTGAACAGCTTGTCATAGAAATCTGACGTCCAAGAGGTCGCGCCCTCTGGAAGATCAACCGGCGCGTTCTCCCATGCCTCTGCCATCAACTGTCCGACGTCGCCAAGCTGGAAGCTCTCAGCGAACTGACGCCTCCAGTCAGGGTCGATCCAGTTCTTCGGGTCGAATGCCTCCCCTATTATCTTGGCATCGTTCTTGAGCGCATCGAAGAACGCCGACATCCCCGCGCCGAGTCGCTGGAAGAAAATGAAGATGTCTGAACCCACTGCCTCCCAATACTCTGGCGAGAACAGTGCCTTCATCATCGCCGCCCACTCGGTCTTGTTGCGTAGTGCCTCTACCTCTGCCGCGTTCCCGTCTCGAAGTGCGTCGTAGTAATCGGACATGGTCTTGTCTGCGACAGCGTAGGCTGTCGCGAGAGCTCCGACCGCAATCGCCAGAATCCCTATAGGTCCAGCGGCCGCGCCCAGAAGCGGCGCCATTCGCCCGACAATTGACAACACCCCAAAGAGCCCGCCGGCTAGAAGTGCTATCTTCACAACTAGCTCGACAGTGGAATCGCTCAGGCCGTCGAACTTGTCCATCAACCCTTGGAGCCATCCGGTCAGCGTCCTGACGTGCGGCAGGAGCTTCTCCCCGATCTTGATGCCGAGCGTGATCACCGTGTTCTTGAGGATCTTCGCTTGCGCGGCGACGGTGTCCATCTGACGCGCGAGCATTTCGCTGGCGCGGTTCGTGCCGGTGATCATGCCCTCGAACTCGTCCAAGCCGTCGCCGGCCTCGAGGAGAGCGAGCAGAGCGGGAGCCCCGCGGAGTCCGAAGTCTTGGAACGCTGACGCGGCGTCGAGCCCCGCCGTGTTCAAGACCTTCATGATCTCGCTCATCGAGTGCATCCGAGGATCGACGGCGCCGAGACTGAGACCGAGATCCCCGATCCGCTTCTTGAGGCTCTCGGTTGGATCGAGGAGTGACGCGAGGATACGACGGAGCGATGTTCCCGCGGCCGAGCCGTCGAGGCCGGCGTTGTAGAGAACCATCAGAGCGGCCGACGTTTCTTCGATGCTGAGCCCGGCGCTCCTAGCGACCGGGCCGATGTAGGCGAACGACGCCGAGAGCTTATCCATCTTCGCGAGGGATCCCCCGATCGAAGCCGCCATGACGTTGACGATCCGCTCGGTGTCCTCCGCGGTGAGGCCGAAGGCGTTCATAGTCGAGACCACGGTCGACGTGGTCTCGGAGAGTCCGTACTGCGTGGCGTCCGCGAGCTTGATCACGGACGGAAGTGTAGAGTAGATCTGTGCGGCCCGCTGTCCCGAGGACGCGAGCTCATACATCGCGCCGGCGGCCTCAGTCGCAGATCGCGTGGTGGTCGTGCTCATGTCGTACGCGAGGTTCTTGAGCCGACCGAACTCCTCCCCCGTGGTCTTGGCGACGGAGTCCATGTTCGCCATCGACTGCTCGAAGTCAGCCGCGGCCTTCACGGACAGGCCGAGGCCGGCACCTATGATGCCAGCCCCGGCCGCGAACTTGAGCGAGGAGCGGTGCATGAAGGCGTTGAAGCCGCCCATCTTCCGCTCCATCTGATCTATGCTGTTTAGAAACTGCTTGTTGCCGAGTGTGACGGCCGTTCGCAGGGCCATCTCACCGCCGAAACCCACGAGTGGCACTTGGCTATTCCTCGTCGTCGAAGAAGGCCGCGAGGTCGTACTCGCCGTCGGGTGTTCGTGCCACCTCGACGTGCTCCCCGGGCGTATCGAGTATGCGCCGGAGGAAGGGTTCCGGTTTCTCGCCCTTGGCCTTGATCGGGTCGTTGATCCTGCTCGGATCGTCCCCGATCAGATAGGCCGCGAGCTCTGCGATCTTGCCGGAAGTCCCGCACGCGGCGGCGATTCCGACGTGGAATATGTCCTCCTTCGTGACAGCCTGAGCGGTGCGATAGCCCTCGATCGCGTCGCGGGCTTCTAGCTCGTCGAACCCTCGGGGCCCGAGGCCGTAGAGTCGGACGACGGCTCCGCGGACTCTGCGCCCGACGGTGCGGGCGTAGACGCTGTAGCCTCCTTGCTGTCGTCCTCCTCCTCGTCCTCCTCGACCACTTCTGTTCCGAGGATCGAAAGGGATTCCCCCAAGTAGTCGCGCACCTCACCGATCACGATAGCCGCGCGGGTGATCCGCATAGCCTCACCCGGAAGAAGATTCTCCTCGGCCCATGCGCGATCCTGTCCGACCGCGAGGCCCGCGAGCTCGTACATCAGGTTCGACTCGGCCGAGACCTTGGCCGCGGCGATCACCGCCATCCTCCCGCGCTCTGCGACATATCTCTGCACGGCGACGCCGGCGACGCGCTCGGGGTGCCAGTCCGGGTGCTCGTCCCTGATCTGAGTCTGGAAGTGGTCGATCGGGGGAGTTTCGGCCCGCTCCATGAGCCCGGCGAAGGCCGTCGAGACCACCTCAATGAAGGTCCCCATCGGCTTGATCACGAGCGGATCGGGAACGTACTTCACGTTGTAGGTCCCGGCCTCGACGATCTTCTCGATCTCGGCCTCGATCCGTTCCTTGCGCTTCTCTGCCGCCGTTTTCTTCTTCGGCTTCTTGGGGACCTCGTCGGCCACCTCGGGCGGCACTTCAACGTCGAGCGTGATGTCCGGGGGGGCGTCAGCCGTGGCCTCCCCGGCCGGCTTCTCGTTCGGTTCGGCCTCGACTACAACGCGACGGAGGAGCTTCTTCGCTCCGTCCGTTTTCACCTCACTTGTGGGTGAGTCCTCGGGCCCCGATTCGGGCTTCTTCTCCTCTGACTGCGACACTCGGGATCTCCTGTTCTTCTGCCGAGAGTTCTGATCTCTCGGAGGCCAACCGCGCGATGCCATCGACTAGGTTGACGGCAAACGCCTTATTCTGGAGGCTCGTCGGTCGGCCGGTTTTCCGCTCGAACTCCTCCCGTAGCTGTTCGACTATCCGCATCAGTGCATGATGCTGGACACCGTAGACAGGAGGGCTAAACAGTGTGCCGTTGAACCACATATCCTTCTTCGCTTTGGCGAGTCGGTGCGAGTGCTCGAACGGCGCGAGCGCAAACATCACGACGGGCTTCCATTCTCGGAGCTCCCGTCGCCGCACATCCTCGGGCCCCTCGTATACGAGCCGGTTCTTGCCGGACGTGCCCCGTCGCCGCTTCTTCGGAATCTTCCTCGGCTTGAGCTCGATGTACGCGAACGCGAGCTCTACCGGCGGGAGTGCATCCTCCGAGTCGATCACGCCATCCTTGATGATGTAGTTCTCGATCATCATGGCGGCGACGAGGTTGACGTCCGAACAGCACCAGTAGCCCTTCGTTATCTGCCACAGTGCCATTGTCGGCCTTTCTTCTTCGGCCGTAGTTTAGGTGGAGGCTACGCGGCGGCGTCAGTCATGGCGCCGATCGTGTTGTCAGCGGCATCGCAGAGCGACCGCCACTTAGCCCCGACGTTGTGCTCGGCTTCCCGCGACATGACCCAGTCGCCGGGCTCAACGGGGATCGCCTGATTGAACACGATCGCCCGCTGAAACCCGCCGGGACACGTCCCGTAAACCGTGAGCTCGACCTCCGTGCACTCGTCGGTGCCTCCAAAGTCGTCGGGCGTCACCGCATCGTAGGTTCCGTCCCCGCCGAACACCATCAGGTCGATGTTCCGCGTGGTCAGTTCCCAAATCGTGAAGGCAATCACGTACGATTCGCTCGTCGGGTATCCCTTGATCGGCCCCATAGTCTGCTCGGGGTGAATCAGGAGAATCTCCGGCTCGCGCGTGACTGTCACGCCTCCCGGTGCGAGAGCCCCAACATCCACAGCCGATCCGTCGGCGGCGGTCTTGGTCAACGCCGTTCCCGGTCCGTTGCAGATGTTGTCCCTTGTGACGCTCACCTAGCTATCGTCCTCCTCTCCTGTCGGGAGCGGTTCGGTAGCCGCGCCCGGGTCAGTTGCCGGCGGGGTCGACGTCGTCTTGCGCCGAGCTCGCCGCTTGGCCGTGGGCTTCTCTGCCTCGGCCTCCCTCTTGTATCTCGCGTGTAGTATCTGAAACGGGGTCGGCATTGGTCCTCCTACGTGACGTCCTGCCCCACGAACGCGCGGAGCATAACACGATTGAGCTTGTGGTAGAACTTCCCCGCGTGCTCATCGGACCCGACGTCCCTCTGAGTGCCGATCGGTCGCTCGAGCCAACCAACGAGCCCGTCGAGGTCGTTGAAGCGAATCAGATTCTTTACGGCGACTGTCATAGCCTCGAGCCCTTCGTCGTCGGTCAGGAGGCCCTCAGCGCCCTTGCCCTCCATTGTGACGCACGGGTAGAGCGCGATGTGGTAGTAGAGCCCGAACGTCTGAGTCTCGGTGCCGTCGGCCCGTAGTCCCTGACCCTGATCCGCGCCTCCGCGATGCTCGTCAAGGATCGGACAGACATAGACCGTGCGGAGCCCTGATCCCTCGAGATCCGGCATCGTCGACTCATAGCACCTCACCGCGGGTTGCCAACCGGCCATAGCCGTGAGGGTCGGATCCGCGTCGAGAACGGCCTTGAGAGCGTCGGCCACCTCCATAATCTCCGGGATCGTGCCCGGGTAGCTCGTCGGTTTGAGTGGAATCGTCCAATCCCTCCGGCCGGCAAGAGTCACCTCCGAGAGCACTGATCGGTGCCCCGGGGCGGTGATCAAGAGCGAATACGCGCCGGCGGCGAACTCGGTCTCGGTGATGATCCCGCCCCCGTCCGTGATCAGAGCCGTGGATCCGATCGTGACGGTCGCCCCCTCGATCGCCGCGCCTACCTCGTCGATCACCCGCACCATGACGGGGCAGTAGTTGAGAAACGCCGTGTTGTAGCCCGAGGCGTGCCCGTCGGTCAAGAGCCCCACAGGATCGAAGCTCATTCGCGCGTCACCTCCGCGGACGTGTCAGTGACGACGACGGAGGTCAGAGGCGTGTCGTCGGCCATCGTGATTACGAGCCCGCCCGTGGTCTTGTTGAACGTCACTTTGATGTCGTGCACGGCCTCTGCGATCTGTGCGACCGTGGGAGCCGCGCCCCCGCCGGCGGCCGACACCTGCAAGTCGAGGAAGTAGCCGAAGGTCCCCGGCGTCGTGTAGCCGGCCTGTAGCTCGGTCCACACGCCGGCCACGATCGCCGCCACAGTCGGATCGTTGAGAGCCGCGATCGCAGACACGATCGAGGCGATGTCCGCGCCAGCAAACTTGACGGAGTCCGTTGTGATTGCCGCGAGGATCTCAGCCGCGCTGAGATCGTTCATGAGAGCGATCACATCAGCCGCGGCGTGGGAGCTCCTCGTCGTGATCGCCGCATCGAGATTGGCGATCAGGGTCCCGGCGAACTTCGTCGAGTCTGTCGTGATCGCCGCGAGGATCTCCGCGGCGTTGAGGTCGTTCATGAGAGCGACCACATCAGCCGCGGCGTGGGAGCTCCTCGAGGAGATCGTAGCGTTGAGATTCGCGCCGGCCCACTTCGTCGAGTCCGTCGTGAGAGCCGCGAGCACCGCGGCCGCGTCCAGATCGTTGAGCGCGTCGATCGTCGTGTCGAGATCGTCAAGGAGATTCGCGCTGACCACGAGAGAGCCGTAGTAGTTGATACAGGAGGCGTGCTCTACGACGAAGTCGAAGCGGCCCACGGTGTTGAGATCCGTCGTCGACCACGAGATCAGGTATGCACCCTTGCCGGGGGTGATCTCCGTCCAGTTGCCCGTCGCCGTCTTGGAGGACCACGCCGTAGCGCCCTCTTTGCGATAGCTGATCGTCACCGATGCGGCAAGCGCCCCGGTCTCGGGCGTCTGCCCGTCGGCACTCTGGATCAGAAGGCAAGGAATCGCTCGAGCCACACCCTGCTTGACGATCTCCATTTGGTTACGCCTCCGCGGATCTCAGCCGGCCGGGAATCCGGGCCATCACCTTGATGTCGCCCGAGGGAAGGATCACCGCCGCGATCACACTTGAGAATCCCGGCATGGCCGGGAGCTTCCAGTTCCAACGGTTGAACAGTCCCGTTGGTACAGTGTAGGTGACGTCTATCCACATCATCAAGCCCGGGAACCACTTCGCGTGGAAGTACCATTCCGGGCCAGCGGCGGTCTCTGTCCACGCGGAATCGTCCTGCACTTCTAGGTCCGTATCTCCGGTGAGATTGACGCACGCCTTGATGAGCGTGACGTCGATGTTCGCCGGCAACGAGGGGAGCGTGCCGCCGTAGGACTTCGAGCCGCACTGTACGTAGCCTCCCCAGTCGTCGGTCGTGATGCTGTTCCCTATCCGCGCATCGTCGTACAAGACCACGAACTTGTAGTTGCCAACGTCAATCCCGAACGGCTCGTCGACAAGTCTCAGGTAGAGCCGGAAGGTGACGTCGTCGACGGTTGCGTTGTTCGGGATCGGCGCGGTGTTGAAAGAGTAGTAAGCGCGCTCCTCGATCGTCGCAGTACACACCCCCTGAGCGGCGATCGTGCCGGTCTGATCGTAGGCGGTGAGTCCTCCGTCGTCCCTGATAAACCCGTACGGGCTCGGGGTGAATCGGTCAGTAGCCACGACCGCGACCTCCTGCAAGACTCAACCCTTGATATACTCCACGACGACGCGGCTCGTTCCGCTCGCGCTCGAGTCCGCGACGATCCCGACGAGAAGTGTCTGTCCGATCTCGACCGGCACCACGAGGTTGACCGGCTCGGTGAGATTCGGATGTGCGAGCGGCTTCAACTGATCTTCACCATCGAGCCTGATCGCGTAGATCACCGTGTTTGTCGAATCGTTCACGAAGGTGAAGCGGAGAGCAAGGATCGCCTCGGTCGCCGTGTGCTGAAAGAGAATGGCGCCCGGCTCGGCTGTCGGGTTGTCAACCTCGTTGCTCGTGAACACTTCGGTCATGCCGTGATCGGCCAACCACTCTAGGATCTCTTGGCTCGGCAAGGTCTACCTCCCGCCTTTCTTGATCTGCGATTCGAGAGCTCTCTTGATTCGGATAGACAGAGGAGCCGTCCAACCCGTCGGCAGGAACGCCCGCGCGGCGATCCCACGCGCGGCGTCCCCGAACTGATGAGTCCGTGCGTATATGATATTCGTGCCGATCCACACGGTCGGCGGGAGAGCGGTTTTCTTGATCGTGATAGAGCCCCGGAGGCGGCCGGTGTCGAGGAGGATCTTCGCGCTGTGCCGCTTGGTGGTCTTGCGCTTCCCCTTGGGCCGGCGGGCGGTCGTCGCCTTCGCGAGCGGCTTCCACGGCCGGCGGTGTTGGGGTTCGGCTTGGAGCTCAAACGACTTGAGAGTTTCGACCCGAACGGCTTCGCCCGCGAGCGTGAGGAACGGTTCCGGGTTCATGACGTTGATCCGAAGCCGGTTGAGCAGACCCGTGAACTTGAGCAGATCGCCCTTGTCCATGACAAAGGCGGCTCCCTGTCGGGTCGCTCCTGCTTGATAGCCGGGCACGTCGCCTCCTACGGATCCAGTCCGGTGTCAGTGTTCGCGTCCTCATCGCGTGCGGGATGATTCTCGTCGAAGCCCCATGTCACAGGGTGATCGACATTGATCGCCGGCTCGGTCTCGTAGGTGCTCATGTATCCGACGGTCTGAGCGTCCGCACCCGTGAGATCTGCCGTGCCGTCGCGGACGAGCCCGCCCCACTCGACGGCCGACTCATACGCCTTGACGATCGGATCCGTCGCGTCCTGTAGTGAACTCACATCGGTGTGGCCGTAGTAGCGACTAACGACGAGGGCCTTCGCGTGAACTTCCGGGGGAGGGCCGACGACGCGGATCGTGCGCCCACTCGACACCGTCACGTCCGAGTAGACAGCGATCTCGTCGCCGGCCGCGATCCCAGTCAACCCCGAGATTGTGATAGTCGCCGTGCTCACGGTGCTGACTGTGCCGGCGCTCTGCCCCATTTTCTGCTCGGAGTTGTCGTAGAACATGATCGTGTCACCGGCCTTGAGGTAGCCCACGTCCTGTAGGTCGATGGTCAGAGTCGATCCCTCCACGGCGTTGACGTGCAACCACGGACAGAACGGGACGTCGAACACCGTCCCGATCCAAGCGTCGATCGTATCCATAGCACGCTTGCGGAGATCCGCGAGCTCGTCGTACTCCGTGTCCTCGTGAAGCGTTTTCCACGCGCGCCGTAGCTGACCATCGGTGCAGTATGCCGGCATGATTCGTCCCTCAGTCGGTGAGATCGGCGGCACCGTCGCCGCCCCCGAGCGTCGGAGCCGCGCCCCCGGGATCCTTGATCTCGTCGCCGGTCTCTGGCACGACGTGGTGAATGTCGACGCCGCCTTGGCCGGGCTTGACCTGATCCTTCGGGTGTCGGGCGTTCCAATCGGCCCCGTGATACATCCGATACATGCCCTCCTCGATCAGAAGGCCCGCTTGAAACCAGTCCGCGACCATCTCTGCCGGGAGATCCTCGACCGGGACGTACTGTCCCGGAGCGAACACGCCTTGCTCGCACTGGAGTACGTCACCCTGTGGGTGCACGAATATCCGGTTGCGGTTCGCCTTGCACCGCTTCTGTGCGGCTCCCTTCTTCTTCTTCGACTTCGCCACGCTTGACCTCCTTCGCCGCCGGGGGCGCGCCGTCCGGGCCCTTCCTCCCATTCGACGCACCCCTAGCATCCCGCCGCAGCCTAGATGACGTTCGAGATCTCTCGAGCCATGTAGACGTTGACGGTTTTCATGGTGTCCTGCTTCTCGACCTGAATGTACGTCCCGCCACCGATGCCCACGGACTCGTCGTCGTATCTCCTGACACGCTGACGGGTCGTGGCGAAGGTGTACATGAACGAGGCATCCATGATCGCCGGGCGAGGGTTCACCCAAAGCAGGTACACGTTGTCACCCCACACCGAGGCGAGAGTGGGTGTTCCCCCCGGGCCGAGGCCATCCGACACGCCGGGCGAGCCGGAGAGCTTCAACTGCGAGGGCACAAACGGCACCATGCCGTCGATGATGGGCGGGAGCCCCGAGTAGTTCCCGATGCGCTTCGCCGCGCCCTCTGTGCCGGTGGAGTAGACGTCCCTCCACTCGTCACACAGGATCATCGCGGCTTTGCACTGGTCGGGAATCACGATCACGTTCGCCTGACGCCCGCACGCGCGGGCGAAGTTGAACTTGGCGGTCGCGATGTCGGTCAGCGGCTTTCCCGTCGTCCCGCCGGCGGCCCAGTCCGTGCCCGCCGTGGTCGCACTGGTCGCGGTGATCGCGGCCGAGACTGCGGCCACACACCTGACCTCCGCGGCGAGATCGAGGGCCCGAATGATCTTCTCGGTCCCTGTGGTCTCAAGCTGGATCACAGGATCCGCGTTCTCGCGGTCCTCCGTCCCGATGAACGTCCGAAGGCCGCGAGCCACGGTCCTGTACATCGCCGTGGTCGTGTGCCACTCGAGCTCGTTCGCGGGAGATCGCCGGCCGAGGGTGTCGTTCATGACGCGAAGCTCCTCACGTCCGAACACGTAGTAGCGGCCGGTGATCCGCTTGACGTCCACGATCGGCGCGATGTGCTGATTCACCGTGCCCTCGTGGTGGTAGTACGAGGCTATGTTATTCAGAACCTCGTCCTGCGCCTGAACTTCTGTCGGGGCAGGCATGGTCCTCCCTCCGTGGTCTGCATCCGTAGTTGAGGCAGGATCCCGGCGCTCTGCGAAGCAGAGGCCGTCCCGAGGAACTCGGGGAGCCGGAGTCCTCTTGCCTGATCTATTCGGTCAGTCGGCCTACGTCGTGGCCGAGTAGTACGGCACGTTGAGGTGGATCACGATGTGACCCCACTCTCCGTCCGCGTCCGGGTCGTCCTGTGCGATGCCGTGAGTGACATAGAGCGTGTTCGAGGTCGCGCCGGCGTCGACGAGTCGACCGTCGGTGCCCTCAAGCACCTGCCACATGCCGTAGGTCACGCTCGTGTTGGCACCACAGATGAAGCGCGTCGCGCCGTGGAACATGACCGGGATACGGAAGATCGGCATAGCCACAGCGGCCGCGCCATCCCCGGAGTAGTCGGTCTGAGCGGCGGTGCACGACTGCTGAGCGAAGCCCGCGAGTCGTCCCTCCGTCGCCACAGTCGTGCTCGTGATGTAGCCCGGCGTCGCGCCGTACGCCACACCCTGATAGAGCACTACCGCGTCGTCCTCGGTGACTGCATACTGAATGTCCTCACGGTACTGGCCGTGCTGACACACTTCGTCGTATGCGGTATCTGCCATTGTTGGAACACCTCCCCTCGGCAGAGGATACGGGGGCTCGGCCCCCTACGTGAAACGTGCAAATCCTACTTCTTCTCGTCCTTCTCCTTCTTGGGCTCCTCGAGGCCCTCCGGCGGCACGTAGGCATCGGTGCCGAAGCGGGCGCGCCCGAGCTCGACCGCGGCCACTGACATGGCCGTGCCCTTGTCGAGTGAGTCGTCCTTGCTCATGAGGAAGGTCGCGAGCTTCTTCTGCTCGACCGCCATCGCGGTTCGCGAGGCGATACCGCCGCGCTGGAGCTCCACGACATCGTCGGTCTTGCCCTCCTTGGGCTCGTCGCCCTTCTCCTCCTCGGCCTTCTTGGCGGCCGCGGCATCGTCCGCGACCTTCTTCGCGGCCTTCTCCTCGTCCGTCATGTGCTCCTGATCCTTCCCGCCCTCGGGCGCCTTCTCGTCCTGTAGCTCGATCGCCTTCCCGAGCTTGCCGACGATCGTCGCGAGAGCAACGAGCGGATCCTTCTTGACGGTCTCGGTGCTGATTCCGTCTGCCGCCGGGCGAGCGAACTCGACCGGGGCGCTCCGTTCCGCGAGGCCCATGTGCACCACACGGAAGTCGTCATGCAGAGCCGGCGGGATCTTCTCCGCGGCCTTCGCGATCATGCCATTCGCCGCGGCGAGTCGGATCTGACCCCGCGCGGCCTCGAGCTCGATCTTCGAGTCACTCTCGATCTTGTCTGCCTCCGCGGCCTTCGTGACCTTCGCGCGGAGCTCGGCGTCGCTCGTCACCCCGTAGGATGCAAGCTGTTCCGGCGTCAACTGGTCGGGCATTGTCGCTCCTCCCTCCTTCTCGCCATCGGGCTTGAGCCCCGCATCCTCGAATAGATACGCGGCACTCACTGTCACACCGTCCCTAGCGGCCATCTCGTTTTCGTAGAGCCTGTGGATCCCGCTGATCCCCTTCAAGCCCATGACGGCCGGGTGAGATACACCGAGCACGGCGACATGGTCGATCGCCAGTGGTGCGGTGAACTCGCCCACTTTCACATCCTCGTATAACCCCGAACTCACGCGATCATAGCCGCCGGCCTCCATGATGTCGGCAAACAGATTCGGCACGCCGGCGAGATCGCTCGAGATCTTCCACTTGGGCCCGCCGACTGCGTTCTCGTCGTACCACGCCCGCGGGTTGATCGGCCATCCGAGCGACGGGAATCCCGACGCGAGCGGGTGATCCGGGTCGTGGGTCAGTCTGACCGACGGCCGGAATCCAACCGCGGCGAGCTCCCGGTACGCGCCCGGGATCGCTTTGATCTTGACCTCGTCGACCACGAGCACCCGGTGATGCCGGTCGACGTGCACGCCTTCCTCGAGGAGCTCGACGTCCTTCACGGTTCTTGTGCCGGCCGGGGCGTCGAACTCGAAGGGCATACGCTCGTCGTCGGCCAGATCTACGCCCTCGAAGATGTGTGCCGCGAGCGCCTCCTCGGCCGCGCTGAGTTCCTTCTTCGGCTTCTTTTCAACCCACTTGCCGCCCTCGATCTTGTGCGACTTCTTGAAGGCTGAGATCGCGACCGCGTAGGGGGAGTCGACCTTGTCCTCGGACTTCAATCGGTCGGCCACGGCCGCGATCGCGTTGATCTGCGGGAGGCTGAGCTTCGCACCGTCGAGCTCCACGGTTGCGCCGGCCTTCTCGGCTTCTGCTCTCGATCTGTAGGGCATGATCCCTCCGAGGTCGGGGCCCCTTAGCTGTGGTCGCGAGTCACAGGCGAGCGCGCTCTATCCGGCCGCGTGAGTTGGGCCGGACTGAGAATGGGCCGCGTCCTCCTGTGGTGCGTTCGGCACGGTCGCGGTCGAGTGATCTACAGCCGGGGCCCCTATCCTGTTGAGGCGCTCGATCAAGAGCTCCTCCATAGCGGCCACGATGAGCTTGTCCTTGAAACGGCGACGGATCACGGGGAACGGAACATGTCCCTTGCGGAACCCGGGCTCCGTCACCCTCCCCGATCTCTGGAGCGCGCCGAGCATTGACAGGATCTTGGCCTCTACCTCGTCGTCGGTGATCAGAGACAGGAGCGCCTCCTCCTGTGCCGTCCATTCGGCCGTTGCCCTGATCATGTCGAGGCCCGATCCGTCGAAGTTGGTCTTGAGACACTTCACGCAGAGCCGATAGGAGGGGACCGCGATCAACCCGGCCTCGTTGCGGACGGGTGCCACGCGGTAGGTCTTGCGTTTCCACTTGTCGCACACGTCGCACCACATCGCGTTATCGTGCGGACGCTTCGGTGCCGCGAGGATGATCCACATTCTCGGATGAACGATCTGTCGCCGGTCTCGGCGCTTCCCCTTGCGCTTCCGCTTCGGCACTGATCCTCCTAGTGTGCGGCCGGCGATGCCGGCGCGACGGCGCGTAGAGCGTCCATTCCGGTGAGCCGGAACTGCGTCGAGGCGAGCTCCTCGGAATCACCTTGCCAACCACAGTCGCAGACGAACAGAGCACCCGGGGGCGCCTTGTCTACGGCCTCCGAAGCGACGCGCATCCCGCACTTCGGACAGTGGAAGCGTTGGATGTTGGTCGTGTAGTCGTCAACTCTCATAGCGCGCCCATGACCCCGCTCGTGAATTGTGCATCCCGCATCCCGCCAAAGCGACTGAGGACCTCTTGATCGGCCATCTTGTACGACATTCCCCGGAGGACCGCAACTACAATCGAGCGGCACTGATGATGCGCCGGCGGCCACTCGACCTGTCCCGGTGCGAACACGAGCCCGTCCATGCCGTCGCAGAAGTCGGTCGTCCGCTCGTCGATGATCGAGGCCCACTGGTAGGCTTCGATCCACTCGCGGGCTTGCTTGAATGTCTCGTACCGGCCGGCGTTGTAGGAGCGCATCGTCGCGTTCCGTACGATCACATGCGTGTGCCACGGGGTGAAGATCTGTCCCTCTGCGACGACGCGGCCGGCGCCGATCCACTCCTCGAACAGACGGTTGATCGAGCTCTCGACCGCGTTCCAGTTGCCGTGACGGTAGCCCTGCCGGATCACTTCCTTGACTTGCCGGAGGAGCTCGCCGTGATCGTCGAGATACAGGCCCGTGATCCAGAACGCCTCGGCCTTGTAGCCAAGCGCGATGTCCTTCGGGAGCGGGATCAGCTTGCTCCAGAACTCGCGGGCCTCGTTCGGCTCGATGAGGAACTCGGGCCGGAGCTCGGCAAACTCCATGACGGGGATCCCGCCGAAGATCTCGAACTCGAGGGATCGGCCGAGGCCCTTCTCGAGCTCGGCCTTCGCGGTGAGGGCCCCGTTGACGTAGCCGGTGAGGAGCGTCCTGTGCAATCCGTCGGTGAGGTTCTTCTTCGCGGTGCCGTTGAGCCCGCCGTAGCCCCACAGATCGGCCATCGAAGCGGACCCGTCGAGGAGGCCCTTGCGCTCGAGTTGCGGGATGAGCTTCTCCCGGACGAGGGAGAACGCGCTAGTGACCTCACGCGAGCCGGCCTCCTCGATCTTGTCGATCCGCTTCGCATACTCCTTGGGTCTGATCCCCTGTTCTCGCTCCGGGGCGGTGAGCTCCCGGAGGTAGTTAGCGTTGTCGTGCTGACCCGCCTTGGTCGCGCGGTGCAAGGTCTCGCGCACGAACGGCTGATGCCGGGCGAACACGAATGGGTCCGCGGAGGCGAGTTGAACGATCTTCTCCTTGTCGCCGGCGGTCTTGGTCCCGTCGACGGCGACCGCGGTCTTGCTGTCGTCCTTCTCCTTGATCGTGTCGTCGTCGCCGGCCTCGTCCGGTGCAAACGCCTTCTTGATCTCGGTCGGTTGTGCGACGCCGGCCGCCTTCTGCTCATCCCACTCTTTCTGTGAGATCTCGGGATGTCCGAGCCGGCGTCGCGCTGTGTTCACATCGTCGAGTTGGATCTCTCCGAGGCCCTTCCCCTCGATGAGCTTTCCGTACGCGGCCACGAGCTTGATCGCATCATCGGAGGATCGCTCCTTGTGCTTCCATGTCGGGTAGCCGATCTGAGCGGCGTTGGGGAAGTTGTTGTCGCAGAAGCGGCGAACGATCTGCTCGTTGACGGCCGCGGTGAGATCGGAGTCGCCGTCGTCCATGACCCATTCGTATATCTGTCGGTGGATCCGGGCCTTCGCTTGGGAGCCAACCTGTGTCTCGGGGCCGATCCCAACCTGACTCGGGACGAGCATTGAGCGGAGGATCGTCGTTTCGCAGTAGACCGTGAACCGCTCGAACTCCTCGTGACTGTCGCCCTTCTTCTCGGCCCACTCGAGCATGACATCGTCGGGCACGGCCAGTCCGGCGGCGGTCTGGAGCTTCTTGATCATCTTCTCGTAGCGCGCGCGTTCGCCGGGTCGGAGTCCACGCTTGTACTTGATAACGGGGATGCCCGACGCGGTGCGCTCGACGAACACTCCCCGCATACGGAACACGAGGAGCAGAGCCTTCCAATAGTCGTAGGCCGGCCGGAGTTGAGAGCGGCCGAACGGTGAGCCGAACACGGAGCCGACGTCATGGGCGTAGATAACCCACTTCTTGAGATTCGTAAACTCCTCGAGGTCGCCGGTGATAGGTAGGTGTGTGATCGCCTCGAGGTTGCCGAACGTGTCGCGCTTGAAGCCGTACGAGAAGGGGGGCTTGGTCTTGACGTCCATGATGCCCCACTTGCCGGCCCACGGCCCGTCCTCGATGATACCCCACTTCAACGCGGACAGGGAGAAACCGTAGTCCCTCCCTGTCAGGATCCCGAGCTCCACGTTCTTGAACGCGCCGGGGAGCTCTCGGAAGTTCCAATCGACCGCGTCTGCCATTTCCTGTGCGGCCCGCTCGCCTGACATCGCGGCGGTGACTTCCCAACCGGGGCCGACGATGCCGAGAGCGGTCAGCCGGGACCCGGCCTTGACTGTTGGGTACGTCAACATCTTCTCGTACGTGCGGAGGCCCACCTTGCGAACGAGATCGTCCGGGTTGCTCTCGAACTCAGCATCCCACTTCGTCTGAATCGCGCCGACCTCTGTCAGATCCGGGCCGGCGCTCGTGCGGGCGAGCTCAATCGGCATGGCGTCGGGCGGCAGGTCAACGATGTAGGGTGTGCGACTCGGCGGGTGATAACCGAGGAGTTTGTTTCCGATGCGGAGCGGCAAAGCCGGCCTCCTGTCTCACTGGGGAGCCGACGAGGAACCCGCCGGCAGAGACAACCGAGGCCGTGCTATCACATGTCCGGGTCAGCGTCAAGCCCGGATTCCTCCATGTCGTCGTCGAACGAACCGAACTCGGAGGGAACGTCGATCACTTCGCCGGCCTCACCCTCGAGTTGACGGATCTTGTTGACCGTGATCCAGAACGACATGACGCCGTCCGTTGTGCCGGCCGGGAACCATCGGAGCTCGCGTAGAAACACGCATAGCGGACACTCGCAGGATGGGTCGGAACCGTCGTGCCCCCCCGCGGTAGGGATAACGATGCGGCGCTGTTGGAACAGAGGCGCGAGCCCCGGGAGTCCAACGTAGGGATCCATCTTGGACTTGCCCGTTGTGTGCGCCTCAACGGGGATGTCGGGGTGCTCGAACTGTAGTTGCTCAACGAGAGCCTCCTGATAGACGTTGTTCTCGACCATGTGGTAGAGCGCGCGCCAGTCCTTGTGAAACTGCACGACCGTTCCGACCTGTTCCCTGAATGGGATCCGCGCGCGGAGCATCCCGAGAATGACGATCTTCCCCCCGCCGGCCCGGCCGAGCGTGGTCCCGAAGAAGTGGCTCGCGTGTGCGGACTTGCCAATCGCGAGATCGTAGCCGCTGACCCTGATCCGGGTTCGGAACGGCTCCTCCCCGAGTGTGAGCGTGGGATCCATGCACGCCTTGACATCATCCCAGTTGACGAGGGACTCCTTGTCCCCGAACGGGCGGTTGTTGAACCCGCGCTCGAACTCGCGTTCCTCGTTCCGTAGGCTCTCCTCGAGGGCCTCGAGATCCCACTTCCCGGGCCAGAGCACCGTCATGGGCCCGCCGGGCTCCTCTTGGATTCGGAAGATCGCCCACGCCCAATCGTCCTTGCGCTTCTGGAGTTGCGCGTTCGCGTCGAGCTCGTGCCACGCGGTGCCGATCGCACACCAACGGGTCCACGGCTCGCGGAGGTTGAATACTACGGCGTCGAGCGTGAGGAGGATCTTCGCCCGTGTCGCGGGCTCGAGAACGCTGTTCCTGAGATCGCAGACGTCGTCGAGGAAGATCATGTCGGCACGGCCGCCGGTCGACGAGGACAGGATCCCGCGGCCCTCGAAGGAGGCGTCGGGGAGGTTCTCGGGGCGTTCAATGTAGATCTTGTGGTCGGTCCACTTGCCGCGGCGTGAGGGCTTGAGACCGGGGAACAGGCGCCGGAGGGCATCGTTCGACTCGATGTCCTGTGCTACCTGCCCGACGATCTCCGCGGCGAGCTCGTGGGTGTTCTTAAACAGCTTGATTCGTAGGTTCTGCCGCCACGCGAGCCGCGGCATGGTCGATCGGGCGAGCTCGTACACGATCCGGGCCCGCATCTGTTGGGTCTTGCCGTGATCGCGGGGAGCCATGATCCCGGGGCGCATCCCGGCGGCCCAAGACTCCTCGATGTGACGAGACCACTTGTGGTGCAAGGGTACGACTGGCCGGCCTTCGGGGTCGAAAGCCGGCCAACCATAGACGTATTCGCAGAAGTGGGGGAAGCTACGACGAGCACGCTCCCGGCGCGCGAGCTCAGCCCGAGCCCCCGCCGGCGTGTGCTGAGTCGTCGTCGTCAATGATGTCCTCGAGTTGCGCGTCGGTGAGGTCCTCGTACCGTGTACTCGCGACCTCGTCGCCTGTTACGTCCGCGATCTTCTGAATGTCGAGGCCGCGGATCTTGTGTGCAAGAGCCAAGCACGCGGCGAGCGCGGAGGCCGCCTGACCCGGGTCGCGGTAGGGCGGGACAAACTCTCGGCGTTCCTTCGCGGGGGTCCCGGGGGGCGGTTTGTACTGGTCGAGGTAGCGTTCCGCACCCCTCACGACTCGCTCGAGTGTCCTCGTGTAGCGTTCGATCACCCTGTGGTGAGCGTCCGCGGTTGCGTCGAGTTCTTTCTCGGTCGTAAGTTTGCGTGCACGTTCCCAGTGCTCGAGCCGAAGATCGCGCCACTTCTCACGCGCGCATCGCTTCTTGAGGTGCCCCTCAGAGAATCCGTCGCGGCTCTCCTTGTGCCACTTCAACGCGAGCGCCGGAACCGTGATCGGCTCCGGCGAGCGAACGTACTCGTCCTTCGGGTCGAGGTAGGTTGGCGGTTTCTTCCTAGCCACTGGGGCCCTCGAATGTGTAGGTCCCGTCGGAATCGCGCGGCATGATCACGTCCGACACGAGCTTGGGAGGGATGCTGTAGCGACGCGCGATCGCAAAGAGCCTGAGCGCCTCGAGGTCGATGTTGCCGTGATCGACGACCTCCCCGAGCTCGATCGCGTAGACCATCCCCACGGGGCCGGCGTCCCCGGGCCCGGGGGAGCGATAGACTGTGGTGATCTCGCGGATCTCGACGAGCATCCACGGTCTGCCAGCACCATAACCGTTGACGAGCCGAACGTGCGTGTGCTCCTTGCCGTCGATCCGGCTCTGCCAGTGAGGAGAGCACGCCCTGTACTCGACTCGCTTCTCCCCGACCGCGATCAGGTCAAACCATCTACGGCTGATCGGCAGATGTAGCGTCGTCAACGTCGCTCCCCCCCTCTTGCTCCATGATCGCCCGTGATTCCTCCCATGACAGGAATCGACGGACGCAGATCGGGCCGAACCACCACCAACGAAAGACCGGACTCGTGGGGGTGAAGGTATTCCTCCGGCACGCCCACCACAGATGCACCCCGAGGTCGTAGTTGTTGTCGGTGTCGTCCTCGAGGAGCCTGTGAATCGTGAACGGCCACGGGTAGAGAATAATCTGCCAGTTGCGCCACTTGAACGCTCGGCCGATCATCTACTCTCTCGAGACCACGGACACGACAACGCCGACGCTCCACTCGTTCGTGTCGAAGTCGTAGCGTCCGCACAGGCCGGCGTTCGCGCTGATGAACTTCGCCCAACTGACCCCGACGCCGAGCTTCTCGAGGTTCGTAACCGGCACGGTGAGCCCGATCAGCGCGTCGTCAAAGCCCTTCTTCTCCGTTTCCTCGTCGATGTCGAATGTCACCCCCGCGATCACGCTGACGTTCTTGTAGGAGGTGAGCTCCGGCGCGATGTAGGGTTGACTGGCTCCGGTCTTGAAGTCGAACAGGAACCCGCCTTGTCCGACAATGGCGGCCTCCCAATCCGAGGCCGGCTCCTCTGCCGGCACGGGAGGCGTGACCCCCAGTGAGTCGGGCATCTGTGCCCAAGCTCCCGGCGCGAGCAGTAGAACGACGGCCATCACGATTACGATGCACCTTGCCATCAGGACCGCTCCTTTCCTTCGACGTGCTCTCCCTCCCGGCGAACCGGCGCCGGCTCCGTGTACGAGCCGAGATACCATGTCGCGCCGTTCTCGTCAAGGGCGTTCCTTCGCCAGCACTTCCTCGAGGGGGATTTCTATGAACTTCGGGAGGAGGATCTTGGGCGTCACATCCTTGGGCCCGTAGCGGTAGAACATGGGCCACCAGTACTCGTGACCCCACGTCGCGACCATCACCTCGGCCACACCGTCGGAGAAGAAACAGATCGAGCGCACGGCATCGGCCCCGCGAGCGAACTCGTCAAGGAAGTGGCGATTGCGGAACACGCGAACGCTCATCAGTTGATCTCCTCCTTCCTGAGATCTATCTGCTCAGATGAACCATCACGCCGCCGATGAACGGCGAACGTCGTGTGATCAACCCACTCGTCGTCCTCCGGGGTTGCGGTGATCACATCCTCCGGCCCCGGGGGGCCCGGCGTGTCGAGGCCGATCTTGTAGCACGGGCGGCAGTCGCGGATCTCCCGGAAGCGGCGTCGAATACTAACGACGATCCTCCTCCACAATTCTCTGAGCAAAAACACGCGCGTCCTCCTTGGTCAGTAGTTCCGGGGCACGGACTGTCCGCATCACCCGCCGCGCGAGCCAATAGAGGAAGCGGAGGATCAGATGTCGCATCGCTCGATCGCCTCCTCGTAGAGCTCGTGATACCGGAGGCCAGCTTTCGTGTGGGGCTCGAGGGACTTCGCGAAGTAGGCCGAGGGCTTGGGGTTCTCGATCGCGTCCATGATCCGGGCGGCGATCGCCTCCGGCTCGGGCTCCGTCGTCATGCAGTTGAACCCGGGCTCGAGTTGGCCGAAGAAGTCGTCGCCGGCGAAGTCGGTCCCGATCACCGGCATGACCTGATAATCCCACGCTTCGAGGATCGGGTATTCGGTGCGGCCGGTGTCGCTCTCATCGAACATCGTCATATTGACGACGACGGCCGCCGTGCCGTAGATCTCCCGGATCTGCGTATCTTCCCATGCTCCGTGATCGTCGCAGTTAGCCATCCCGGGGAGATTCTCGACCATGTCCTCAACGTAGCCCACACCGTCACCGCTCCAGAACTCGAGCGGCATGATCTTTCCTCCCTCCCTGTGAGGAGGTGTCAGGAGAGCGGCGTCGGCGGGATCTCGGCTGACTGGGAGGTGGCCGGCGGCCTTCACGATGAGGTCAATCCGCTTGACCGGCCTCCACGCGGAGGTGCACACGGCCCGTCTGAGCTTGAGGAGGGGCTCCGTGGGATTGGTGCGCCTCACGTACGGTTGCAGAGCCGATCGGGCCTTGTCGGCCATCGTCGGCGTGTCGACGTAGCCGGCACTCACGAAGTGTTGCATGTACCGTGGGCTCAGGAACGTGACGATGTCCGCGACCTCACACAACCTGATCAGCGTCGGGCCGAGGACCTCGATCTCGTGTGGATCGTGCACGGTGAGGACGAGCGGGCCATGCTTGGTCGCGAATAGCTGATCCCAGTCGAACCCGAGGTGCAAGCTCCCGGGGTTCGTGATGTGCACCACATCGTGCCGGCTCCAGAGATCCTCCCAACCACAGGTCAACCGCTCCTCCGCTATGAACTTCTCGTCGGGGCGCTTGATACATCCCTTGTCGACACAGATGATCCGGCCCTTCTTCTCGTCCGTCCGGCCAATCCGGTATTGAGATACGTCATTCCCTGTTCCCCGGAGTTGGGCCGCGAGGTGATCCTGAAACGACGCGGCCCCGCCGTACTTGGCGAGACTGGTCGTGCACAGTGCTATTCGCATCGTTCGCCGTCCTTCCACGGGGGCCATTTCTCGAGGAAGCGATCGCGGTCCTCCTGCACGTCGGGGCGTGTGATCCACCACGGCTCCTCGTCGAATCGGCCGCCCTGAGTCGCGCCCTCGAAGTGATAGATCCACTCGTCCTGCACGCAGACAACCGGCCGGCCAGTTGTGTGCCGGAGAGTGAGGGAGAGATCCACGTCCTGCCAGAGCGTGCGGTAGCCGACATCGAACCCGCCGACGAGCTCGAAGTCTGCCGGCGTGACGAGCACGCACGCGCCGGTCACGGCCCACGTTTCAACCCAGTCAGGGGAGGAGAACGCGGGAGAGTCCTTGTCGGCGTAGAGGCCGCGATGCGTCCCGGTGCCGCTGTGTCCCCGGTGGTGCCCACAGTGCTGAATCTTGCCCGGCGCGACTCGATCCTCCGGGTAGATCAGCTTCAAGCCGACCTCGGAGGCGTGCGCTTCCCCGTGCGCGCGGATCATCGACGTGAGCCAATTCGATTCGTCGGGCGCCTTCACGTCGTCGTTGAGGAACAGGAGGTAGTCGAGGTTTGAGTGATTGGCGCCGTACCGCTGAGTCAGGATCCGCGCGAGCTCGTTGTTGAAGCCGGCGAAGGAGAACGCCTGATCGTCGAAGAAGCGAACCACGTCGACATCGGGGAAGTCGTCCGTCGCAGTCGGATCGACCTTGTAGAGCCCGAGGGCGAACGCGATCGCGACACCCTCGGGGCAAGTCCGCTTGACCGACCGCATCGCCTGAGCGGCGAGCGCCGGCGTGCTCGTCAGCATCACGCAACCGACTAGGATCATTCGGGCCTCACTCCACACGCACCCGGACAGACGACGAAGATCTTGACGTCCACGACCTCACACAAGGCGGTGAACGTCTGTCCGTCAAGCTCGGCCGTGCATGTCACCCTGTAGTCGTAGCCCTCGAAGTCCGGGAGAGTGAAGGTCTGAGTGTGCTCGACACCGACGCCGAGGTGCGGGACGTTGTCGACAAGGACGGTATAGAGCTCCGAACCAGTCAGTGCGAACTCGAACGTGTAGTGAACGGTCGCCTCGGTGGGGAACTCCTCACAGCCGGGCCCACCGAAGCCGGCCCAGTAGAACACGCCGAAGGCGTCGGGGAGATAGGTCGTCGCGTTCGCCCACGCGGGGCTCAGAACGCAGATTGCCACGAGCAGGATCACAACCTGAAACGTCCGCATTGATCAATCCTCCTGCGGCCTCACGCCGCACTCGCCGGGGCAGATCACGAATCCTGTCGTGTCGCACCCTGTGTTGATCGTGACCGTGTGACGGCCCGCCGGAAGGGACTCGACGATCGCGAACTCGAGAATCCCGAGAGCGTCAGCCGCGTGATCCCCCGGGACAGACGCACCGTCAACGGTCACGGTGTAGCAGGTATCCGGCTCGACGCCGATCAGGACGTGGTCGCCGGCACGAGCGGGCGTCCCCGCGACGATCACCGCCACGAGGAACGCCCGCGCGATCGGAACCCTACATCGGCCAGTCGTCCCAGTTGGTCGTCCAGTAGTAAACCAACCAGTCCCACAGGTCCCAGTTGTCGTCGTCGCCGTTGACGTCGGCCGCGATCGCGACATCACCGGGCACCGACACCGGCAAGCTGGCCGTCACCATCGGCCCGAAGGCTATCAGGCAAACGACGAGCAGGATCAGGGTGAGCTTCATCTGAGCCTCCCTCCTGCACCTCCGCAAAGTCGGGGGGCACAACCCCCCACCTATTGCCGCCCCACAAGAGCCACTTCCGCTCCGGGCGGGGCAGAGAACCCGGAGCGAATCGCAGATATGCACGGTAGCCGCCGTCGGTCGACCGGGCCAACTCAACCCCTGTCGATCCGACGACGACTCCGCTCCGCGAGCAGAGGACGGCGCGCCCGTCCGCGGTCGGGAACACTACTTCTAGTGTCCCGATCTCTCCGGTCGGGTAGAAGAACACAACTCGCGTGTTCCCAGTCAATGACCATCGCGAACCGTCCTCGACGTAGACGATCATCCGAAGATAATCGCCCTTATTCTCGAACATGTAACGGTAGACATCTAGCCGGCCGGCGGTGAGGAGCTTGTGCCCGGTTGCGTCGAGTGCGGCCGGGCTCGGATCGACGATGCTCCACACAGCCATCGTGTCGCCGGGTGTGATCTCGAGTGTCGTCAACCAGTCGATGTGTGCGGGGGGGCCGGCGAACGCCCCACACATCCCGAGGATGCCCACTTGCACCGCGGCCATGATCAGCATGATCGTGAGCGCCTTCACCATGTGCGGCATCCCTCCCCCTCGAGGCCCTTCCGTAGCAGATCGACCACGAGATCCTTGACTACGCACAGAGCTAGAACGAGGAGCCACCACACAGCCGCGACGAAGTGGTAGAAGGCGCGCGGGAGGTCGGACCACGTCGTGTCCTCGTATCCTTCCGGGATCTTCCTCATGGTAGTGTGACCGCCTTCGGGTCCTTGTGAATGATCGTCGTCGCGTCGCGCTCGGTGCCCGCGAAACTGGTCAACGAGAACCCGAGCTCCAACCGGAGGCGGCCGAGCATTGTCTCGGTCGTTTCCGGCGCGTCCTGCCGGCCGAACCCGTCGAGCCGGCTCGTGTGTGTGTCCTCTATCACGTAGAAGCCGCCGGATCTGACCGACGGCCAGAGGGCCGCGAAGCTGAGTTGTTGTTGCCACATCGTGTGGCCGCCATCGTCGAGGATGATGTCGAACCGGCCGCCGGCACGGAGTACGACACTCCAGAGATCGGGCACTCGCGCTTGGTCGCCGGCGAAGATCGTCACGCGATCCCCGCGCGGCCAGAGGTCGGGGTTCCCCATGTTGCCGTTCTCGAGTCCGAAGATATGCGCGTTCGGGAAGTAGTCGAGCCACATCCGAAGGGAGGCCCCGTCCTTGACACCGAGCTCGAGCACCTTCGTGACGCGGTCGCGGTAGGGACCGAACACCTGCTCGTAGAACGGGCAGTAGCCGTGGCAAGCCTTGTCCGTGCCGTGCTTGACTGCCAACTCGTGTAGAGTCTCGGCCATGCTCAGACCTCCTCGTAGTCCTCAAGGAGCGGACCCCAATTCTCGCAGACCTGAATCGCGTCGCGGAGTCCCTCTTGCCGAGCAGAGCTCGTCGAGGCTGACGACGAGCATCCGTATGAGCACACGACGCTGTAGACCGGACCATCCCACTGTTTGCCATCGGATGCTTCGATCTCGATTTCGTTCGCGTGCTTCCGGTCGATCACCACCAACCCGAAGGGGAGAGCCGCACGCTTGACGTGCGCGATTGTGAGGTTCGGCATGATTCCCCCTTGTCTAGTCGTCGAGGTTCGGCATGATCAGGACCTTGATCACGACGACTACCAGAACGATTGCGAGGCCGCAAGTCCAAACCATCGGACTGAGGGCGCTCAGATAGTCAGTGAAGGTCGTCAGCATGTCCTCGTGCTCCTCATCAGGTCCCGGATCCCGTCGGCCGCTAGGGCGACTGTGAGGGCGATCGCGGCGAGCATCAGGATCATCGAGGTCGAAAGCGTGAGCGCGAGCGGTCCTGCTATTCCGAGTGTCAGTGTGAGCGTTCTCATTCCGTCCTCCCTTCTGCCCTGTTGTAGTGCAAGCCCCGTGCCAATCGCTCTGTTACAGGATACCACGGGAGCACCCCGGGTGCAACCCTATTCTCTGCCCTAGTCGGGCATCTTCCCCGGTAGGGTGATCGCCCCGTCGGGCCGGTCGGGCCGATCGGGCACATCGCCAAGTTCCGTTGCGTTCTGCATTATCAGATCCACGAGCTTGTCGATCATGCCCCGGGTCGTTTCAACGATCGAGTCGAGGCCGCCGGGATCCTTCAAGGTGTCCCCGAGGACCTCTTTGCACGCCTCGTCGAGCTCCGCGAGCGCCGACTTGAAACGCGCGCCGGCGAGCACGATCCGAGGGACACCTTGGATCTCCGTGATGTGCCCGAACTTCAACCCGGCGTAGGTCCGCGCGATCTCGAGCTCGGCGTCCTCCGCTTTGCGGTAGGCAATAAGCTCCGCGAGGATCCCGGCAAAGATCCCATTCCTGATCTGCCCGAGCTCCTCGGGTCGGCCGGCCGCGAACACATCGAGGATCTTCCCGAGACTATCGGTGGTCTCTCTGCTCTTGGGTCTCATCAGTGGGCCTCCCCCTCGGTCGGCTCGAGCATCGCATCGGGCGGCTGTTGACCGCTCATCGGATCGAGGATCCCGACCTGCACGATCTCACCGTCCTTGAACCCGGAATCGAGGAGCGCGCTGTAGCACTCATGGGGGATCTGAATTGCGGCGACCGGCTCGAGGAGTGCGCTCTGCCCGTCACCGCCGGCGGGACCAATCAGCCGCCGGAGCTCACCCTTCGCGACCGCGGCCGGCACGACGAGCTTCGCCTTGCCAAGCAGACGCGCGACGATCCGACCGAACATCTGCCAAGTGCCGGCGTCAGGCTCCGCGGGGAATCGGATATTGCCATCCTCCGCTTGCCTGATCGGATAGGTGGCTAGGATCTCCTCCGCGACAATCATCCCGAGAGCGATCGCGAGCTCCTCCGGGCGCTTGAGAACGAAGGTCATACCTCCGTTCGTGAGCACACCCTGAGCCGCGGCGAGCCAACCGCCCTGCTCGGTCTCGGGGAGATCGACGAACGGCGTCACCTGATCCTCGGGGCGCTTCTCGGGATCGAGTCCCTCCTCGTTCTTGAGCTTCGTCACGGCGTAGCTCATGTAGGCCGCGCGGGCCAGAGCATCGACGGGAATCCCGATCGGAACGACTCTAGGTGCTTGGGGCATCGTCACCTCCCGGTGTGGCGAACACCGTCGCTTGGGTGTACGTCTCGACGATCCTCGTCAGGCTTCTAACGAGGTGGCTCAGTTGCCGAAGCGCGTTGTGTTGCTGGCTGATGAGGATGTTCTGTCGCGTGTAGGTCTCGTCCTCCTTCACCTCGAGCTCCCCCGTGGAGATCTCGGGGATCATCACGCCGACGGGCCATGCGATAAGGTGCACGGTGCGGTCGTCGACCGCGAGCATGGTCCCTGCCTCCTCGACGATCGCGAGGTCCGCGACCTTCGCCTTCTCGAGCGCGTCGATCACTAGCACTTTCGTGTGGTCGTCCATGTCCGTGTTCGACAAGACGGCCGCGCGGATCGTGTGTCTGCTCACTCGCTCCTCCCTCCGGGCCCGGGAGCGGTGCGATCCCACTCCCAACCTATGCGCTCCTCCTTCGGCAACCACAGAGGGTGCGCGCTGAGATCGTCGTATGCGATCTGATAGTAGTAACCGTCGCCCACGAGCGCCCGGACCAACGGCCGTTGGAAGCCATCGAGGACTTCATACTTCCACTGGGCGACGTGAGCTCCGGGTGTCATGTAGGGCCCGAACTCCGGTCGGCTTCTGTACTTCCTGATCTCTCCCTTCGGGCTCCACTTGATCCGCTTGCATGATGCGGCGATCGCCTCGAGATCCCGGCGAACGATCAGCACTGATAGGTGAGCCTTGCAGAGCCGCGGATCTCCGAGGAGGTGCGACTCAGCACACAGACCGGGCGCGTGGAGCACACTCGATTCGCGTTCGAGGATCTCGATTGCGCGTCTGACGTTGGCTATGTCGATCGCGCGCTCGTCGTAGTAGTCGTAGCCGAGGTCGGCCGCGACCATCTTCGCCGCGATCCGGGTCCCCGATCGATGGGGCCCAGTGACGAGGATCGACGTCGGGCGAACTGGGCCGCGGCAACCACTGGTGAACACTCTGTCGAAGATCGAAGTCAACTCGGCTTCCCTCCCTTGTGGCCGCGGATCCGCACGATCTCGGCGTCACACTCGCGGGCGTCGTTGATAATCCGGCGCCCGTGCTCTAGGTGCACGCTCCAGTTCCCCGAGCTCGGGCCGCCTACACTCTGTGCGCTCGCGTCGATTCCCGCGCGGTGCGCCTTCGTCATGAGTCTGATCGCCGTATTCTCTGTCATGATTCCCCCCAGTGGCGGGAGGGGAGGCACGACTCCCCTCCCGCGGGTCTGAGCTACTCTGTCGCCTCCTCGGCGTCCTCCTCGAGATCCGGGGCGGTGCCGTCCTCCTTGATCTCGTCGCCCGAGGGCGGCTCTGCCGCTTCCGCGGACTTGATCGTGCCGGCTTCGTCGGCTCCGACGAGCGGGAACTTTTCGATGTGACCGGCCTCATCCGTTGCCAAGATCAGCACGTTCGCCCGAGGATCCTCACCGGGCACGCTGACCTTGTCGAGCACCTCGGCCGCGATCTGCTGACACCACAACTCCGCGGCCTCGTCGTTGCGCTCCTCGGCGGGAATGTCGCCCGCCGGGACTGTGATCACTACGCGCCAACTCCCTTTCACTCGATGCTCCTTCCTCCGGGCCCTCATCTGCCTGAAAAACTCTCGGGTCGGGGAGGGCCCCCACACCGGCCCTGAGAGCTCCAAATCGGCGCTCTGAGGGACGATCTCCCCCTCGAGCGGCTCCTGTGTAGCCTCGGCCTCCTCGGGCTCAGGGAGCCAAACTGTGAGCTCCCCCGATTCGGCGTTGATCCCGGCGTTCTCGCCCATTCTGGCCGATCGCTTCATGTGCCCGGTGTCGAAGTAGCGACGAGCGAATCCCGGGAAGTCCCGCACGCCGAGCTCGGCGCGCGTGCTCTCGCGATCGCCGGCCTCGACGTGCTCGGGCTTGAGGAGGCTCGCGGGAATCAGCATCGGAGCGCGCGCCTCGGCCTTGAGCATTTCCTCGTACTGCCTCATCCCCTCCCGCTTGCCGTGCGACCGTGCTTGCATGACATAGGTCCCGGGCTTCGATAGGACGTCGATCAGGGAGTAGCCGAATCGACGCGGCGGCACCATGACGTACTCGAGGTTGATCCCGTTGGGGAGAACGATGCTCGGCCCCTCGACGAACTCGATCAGTTTCTTCTTGAGCTCCTCCACGCACCGTAGGTAGTCGTCGGCATAGAAGCCGAACTTGACAAGGATCTTCGCGGTCTCGCGCATCGACTGGCCGGCACGGAGGAACGGGGCCCGGTAGCCGGTCGCGAGGGACGGCCAGTGCTCGAGGAGCCAACGCCAATCCTTCGCGTGACCACAGGTCCCGTCATGAACCCAAGTCTCGTAGCCGGCGAAAGACTGCCACCACTTCGGGAGGCTCGCTCGGATGAGCGGGACGCGAAGATAGTAGTCGATGGTCTGCTTCACAATGCCGAGCTTCATTCGATCCCGCGCGTAGTTGTGCCGGACGAGCGGAACCACGATCTGCCTGTTGATCGCCTCCGCAATCGTCGAGGAGGATACCCCGAGGACCTCATGACAGTGTGCCGTTATAAGGTCGACGAGGACGGCGAAACGCGCTCCCACTCTACGCGCCCACGCGGTCGACCAGTGGAACGGCGATCTATACTCGAGGTTCGTCATTGAGGCCCTCGTAGCCGGTCAGATTCAGGATGCGCGCGCCCCATTCGACGCCCCATTCTTCCCGCGGATAGGGCCCGTGTATGTGCACGGCGACGAAAGCCTCCTCCGCACGATCGCGGAAGTCAAGCATCCGGGCGAGCACGAGCCCGTCGCCCGGGGATTCCTTGATCTGCTCGAAGCGCCACACCGGCCGGAACTGACCTCCGGGACGGTGCGTCGGGGGCTTGGGGAATAGCGCATCTGCGATCGTGCTCGCGACATGGTCGGCGTCCGAGTGCCGGCGGCCGCGGAACTGCACGGCGACGTCGACGATCACCTTGTGCTTCTTCTCGTGGAGGAGCGGCCATATCTCGTTGAACAGGATCCGGCGATCATCGGCACTGAGGGCCGCGCGGACATGCTCGAGGTAGTCCTGATAGCGGGCGTAGTGAGTCAGACGCGGAGGGAGGAGCTTGCCCGTGGCCTTGCTGATCCGAGCCTTCGTGTACCGGAAGTGCTTTTGCGTCTGTGTCGTCCGTGCGTAGCACGTCGGGTTCTCGAGCTTCCCGTCGTGAGGTCCTCCGAGAACGAGGAATCCGAACTCTGTCATTCGCGTCCGTCCTCCTTGTTGGGATCGAGCTCGTCGATGTAGGCGAACACGACGCGCGCGTACTCGTCGTTCTCCTCCGTTGGCTCCTTGATGATGAGCCACGCGGCGTAGAGCCGGGCTCCTTGCCGGCCGGCCTCGGTTGTGAGATCAAGCGTGATGGTCTTGTTTGCTCGGTCTAGCATCGAGCGCACCTCCACATGCGTGACAGTGGGTCGGCCGGACGCCTCCGACGAGCCACGGGTTCAACCTCCGGCACGACGGGCAGATCTCAATGTGGAGGCCCATCGTATTCTCCGGCGTGTTCTGAGTGAACCGGCCGTTGCGCCGGCGCGCCTGTCGTCGCTTATGTCTCATCGGCATTGATCTTGACCTCGTCACCAACCGTTCCCATTCTGTCGAGAATGGCACCCTTGGTCTCGTCCTTGCTAAGCTCGGTGATCGGCACGAATCCTCGGCCCTTGCATCGCGGGCAGAGGGCCGCGCGGCTCGGAACGAGGAAGCCCGGCGGTGTGTAGTACTTGACCACGTCACCTCTACACGTCGGACAGAGCGCGCGTCGCTTACTATGGATCACGAGAATGTCGACTACTTCGCCCGGTTCACCAATCACGAACCGCCGGCCGTCGGGTTCTACGATCTCAAGCCACACCGCATCGGCCACGCCGCTGATCTGCAAGACACCCTTCGTTCTCGGCACACGACCTCCTCGGTGCACAATCGGTTGATAACTTGGGGAGGGGCGGTGCATGGAGCGTGGGCAAGAGTGGATCGCCCCTTTTCGGTCCACAGTCCTGCACCGTCGTGCACATGTTATGCACCGCTCCGCGTGCTCGGCTCCCCAGTAAAGCGCGCGCACTTACGCCGCCCCGTCCACATATCCACACCCCCTACTACTACTACTGTCCTTGTTGTACATCCGTACTAGAAGAAGGTCTTGTCAAGAGCTCTCGTTGTGGAGCGGGCCGAACCAACTCCGATGTCAGATAGCGTCCCGACTTGAGCCACAGGATGATCGCGCGCTCGTCATGCTCGAGGAGCTCGGTCAGGCGGTGTAGGTCCTGCACGCTGAGGTGCTCGGTGTATTCCGTGCGGCCCTTGGTCCCGACTCTGACCAATGCCTTGATCATGGCAGTCTGTACTCGAGCGACGGCCCGTTCCCGATCCTTCGCGGTCTTGCCGATTCCTTCGATCGCGACGGCCTCGAGGATCCGGCCGACGACCTCGGCCGCGGCTTCCCGGGCGGCGTCGAGATCCTCCGGTTCGTCCTCGTCGGCCGGGCTCTCCTCCTGTGAGTCCGGGGCCGGCGAGCTCTCGGCCGACGGTTCGGGCTCGCCGCCGTCCTCGTCGTCCAGCTCCTCCGGTCCCGGATCGTCATGCTTCTCGAGCTCCTCCTCTGCCGGGGCGGCTTCTCCGTCCCCGTTGGGAGTGATTGGCCGGTTGGCCTCAGAGGCCCCGGCAGAGCTCGCATCGTCCAATGGAGGGGGAGGCGTAGCCCCGGAGTTGTCCTCCCCCTCCTGAGCGACCGGCGTCGGCTTTGTCAGTTCCGCGCGGTCACTTCCATGCTCGAGTACATCCTCCCAGTCGTCACCCCGCAACCATGTTGAGATCTCGTTGTCCTTCTTCTCTGCACGCTCGATCCTACGAATCAGACTGATGAGGCGCTCGTTCGGCATTTCGAGGGCGGTGTAGAACGCGGTTTGAGTGCCACGACGGACGATCGCGCGAACCATGTCTCGCTTCACTTCGTCGTCGTCGCGGTCGGTGAGATTGGGAATCACGTTGACGATGTCTGCGACAATGCCGTTGAAGTAGTCGAGCGATTCGTCCTTGGTCGGCGGGTTCGACGGCGCGCGGGATCTCCGCGGGGCCCTCCCGGGCGGCGGGCGATCGCCCTTCTTGCGGCCGTCGTCGTCGCCCTTCCCCTTCCACGGCGGGTCGATCTGCTCGGTGCTCCCGACCTCCATAGCGTGCGAGATCATGCCGGCGGTCTGTTCCGGGGTGAGGAGCGCCTTGATCGCGTTCCTCATCGCGAGGCTGACCGCCTTCCTCCTGCCGAACCGATCGACCTTGCCCCACTTGTTGAGGAGGCTCGAGCTCGCAGATCCGACGCGACGGAGGCTAGTCGTGAGGCTCTCGCCCTCCTGCTCGGCGTGCCAGTAACCCTCCGACTGGGTGACACGGAGGCCGTCGATCGGACAGTTGACTCCTCCTCCGAGCCGGCCGGCCTCCTCAATCCCGCTCTTGCTGAGGGCAAAGGTGCGTTCGCCGGTCTCGTCGTCGATCCAGAAGTGGGCCAGTGCTTGCACGAGGTGTAGGCCGCGGCACTCGGCGTCGATCGCGTCGAGATCGCGATTCTCGAAGGCATCGAATGACGTGTCGCCGTCCTCATGGACCTTGGGCGGCCGTTCTTCCGGGGGCTTCTCGCTCATGTCGTCCTCGGGCCAGTCGTGCCGGCGGGGCGCGTCGTGGCGCTCACCGCGGCGACGGCGTCTATGCTTGGGTCGTCTGTTCTTGTGTGCGTGCCGGCGGTGAACTCGCGGGATCCGGCGTGGGTCTTTCTCGGCGGGCACTGGGCGTGCTCCCTCATGATCCCCCCCCCTACAAGATCCGACGGCCCCCCAAACGAGAGCCGGAGCGACGGCGCGGCTAGAGAACCCGCCTGTTGTCAGCTCCGGCTTCGTCGATGGGGGGAACCATCGGTCGTATCATGCTATCTGCTCCTCCGGGTGTCAAGCCACTTGCGGAAGCCGGGATCGTTGATCCACTCGGTGCGAGGGATCGCGAGGGGACCTCGAGGTCCCCATAGATTCATGAACGCCGTCACCCCTGTGCGGTTGTGCCGGGGGTCGCCCAAGGTCTGCTTGATGAGCTCGGCGTTGGCGAGCACGATGTCGACCGACCACGGCTCCTGTTGATTGCGGGGCATGTAGACGTGCGGGCGTAGCTTCGGCCACACCTCCGGCCGCGCGCTGATCCCCCACTCCGGGTGATCCATGAGATAGCCGCGGAGCGCACCGTCGTTGATCTGACTCGTAGGCTGTCCGGTCCTCCGCTCGATCTCCTCGGCATCGCGCGTGTGCGTGAATGTCGCCAAGAGATAGCCGCGGAAGTCGGCCCACATCAGGGGCCGGAATCTACGCTTTGCCACTTCGCCTCCGCTTGGTGATGAGTCGACGCTCGCGGTCGACCTCTCGGGTGAGGAGTGTCCTCACGAGCTTGCTCATATCGTAGTCCGCGCCCTTGCGCTTCGACCACGAGGCCGCGAGAGCCCCGACGTCGGCCTTGAACTGATCATCACACTTGACCCTGATCGACGTTGGGAATCTCGGTCCCTCCTGCTTGCGCTTCGTCAACTGTCCTCCTTCCCGGGGCGTTGGCACGATTATACCGGGAGGGGCACTCGGTGTCAACCCTGATTTGTGCGGACGATGTAGGTCCCGCGATAGAGGAATTGCACGGTCCCGGTATCATTCCGTCGGAGGGTCACGCCGTCGTTCCACACGGCGATGATCGTCGCCTCGATGGTCTCGGACTCAGAAACGAACTCGATCGTGCCGGCCGGGCGCTCGAAGGTCCCGATCGCGATTGATCTCCTGATCTTGGATCCGGGGCCCCGCGGGAGATCGCGCGTCGGCATGGTCGGCTTCTGTCGTTTGGTGGGATGCGTCATGTTCTCGTCCTCCTCCTGTCGGCGGGAGGTCCTCCCTCCCGCCGGTCTTGGGCCTTAGCCGATCTGCACTACGTGGTCGCAGAACTCGCACCTGTAGTGGTGCTTGTGGATCTCGGGATGCTCGCCGTCGTCGAAGAAGATCGGCGCCTTGGACTTGCCACACTGGCACCACATCGCGTCCTCGGCCTTGAGCGCCTCGAGGGCCTCCGGGGTGAGCTTGCCGACCTCGTGACAGTAGACGCACCCGAGGTCGAGCTTCCGGGTCACGCCGGCCTCAGTGACCGTGACGGGCAGTCTGCCCGAGCCCTTGCACTTGGGGCAATCGACCATCGCGGCCGTGTCGCGGGGATCCTCGTCGATGTCGAGGGCCCTGATCTTGGAACCCGGAACCTCAACGCTCCGGCCTTCGTCGAGATCGACGACGTAGACCACGCGCGAACCGAACTTGTAGACGCCGTAGACGGTGCCGGCGAGCTCGCCGCGCTTGCTCGTGACACTCACTCGATCCGTCGCCTCGGCCTTGAAGTTGTTGGTCTGCTCGCTCATCGTGCTCTCCTCCGTTGGGGCCTCTGCTTCTCACTTCCGACTACCTACAGTGCAAGCCCCGTGCCAGAACTCGTGTTACAGAGGCCGGCCGGGGAGGAGATCCCCGGCCGGCCGGATCCTAGAAACCGCGTCCCTCGGGCCGGTAGACCCACAGGTGATTGTGGGCGTTCTGCGTCGCCATGTAGAGCTTCTTGCCCTTCGGGCGCCTGAGCACGAGGTGAGCCACGATCCCGACCTCCTCCATGCGACGGGCGACGTTCGGGTAGCCGTCCGCGTTGTGATCGCGGGCATCATCGGCCTTCTGGACGATGAACACGACGTAGTCCTGATCCCTGACCTTGTCACCGACGCGGACCTTGCGTCCCTCGGTCTTGGCGTCGGTCGTGTTCTGCTCGCACTCGCGGTATTCGTCCTGCTTGACAGCCTGTCGCTTCTCCCAACGCTCCCAAGCTCTCTGCTCCTTCGGCGTCCGCTCCATTTTCTCTCCTCCGGTCTTAGGGCCTCTGTTGTCGCTTCCGACTACCTACAGTGCAAGGCCCGTGCCAGAGTCCGTGTTACGGGGGCGCTGAGTCCAGATCTGCCCGTCGAGCTCCGGGAGCTTCTCGAGAACCCCTCCGACGACCATCTGCTTGAGGAAGAACGGCACGCCGGCCTCGACGCACTGATCCTTGATCTCGCGGATCCACTCGATCTCGGTCCTCCGGGCGCCCGGCCCAGTCTCGCATCCTGCAATCACCCAGTGCAGATCGCGAAGCCCGATGATCTTCCCAAGCGGACTCAGAAGTGGCTCGAGGGACAGGAACTTGACATGTGCCGGAGTCGCTCGGAGGTAGTCGATCCGCTCGCGGCACCACGCGGTCTCGACGGTGACGCCGGCCCACACGTTGTGGGGGAGTTTGTGCTCGAGCGCGAACTGCCGCATCCGGGGCGCTCGCTTAGTGAGGAGGTAGAACGTGTGCCGCTGACAGATCCGGGCGACGTCGATCACGCGCTTGACGAACTCGAACGGCACCTCGGCGTGGAACAGATCGCCCATTGAGCACACGAAGATTCGTCGCGGTTGCCTCCAGTGAAGCGGGACCTCGAGACGGTCAGGGTGACATCTGACCGCGAACCCGTCCTCATAGCCGCGGGTGCCCATAGCCTTGAGGCGGCCCGCCATCCGTCGTGCATAGCACTTCTCGCATCCCTCACTGACAGGGTCACAGCCGGTGACGGGATTCCAAGTCTCGTCGGCCCATTCAATCTTCGTCGTCATGAGTCTTGCCTCCCAGTGGTCGCCACGAGGGGACCTCCCACATCTTGATCACAGCCTCGATCATGTTGTTCTCGATCGCCCGGAGGGCGTCGGATCCAAGCACCTCCTCGAGCTCGGCGTGCGACCGGCCGGGCCCGTTCTCGAACGTGCTCCACCACCACGAGCTCTTGCCGTGACGCCGGGCCCACGCGCGGAGCGGGATGTCGAGGATGATCCGCGTCCAACGGACCATAACGCCGGCGAGCGGGCCGTCGAGCTCGTGATGCGCGAGGATGCGGAACACGCCATGCGGGCAAGGCGTGAGCTCCGCGACAATCGCCCGGGCCTTGTGCCGGAGCTCGTGTAGGTCTCGGAACGCGCCCTCACCCGTGAAAAACTCCCACGCGCGATTCGGGTCCTCCAATCCGATGAGCTTCCCGAGCTCCTTCTGCTCCATGCCGGCGAGCTCGACTCGTATCCTGACCTGCTCGATTGCGGTCACTGGTCCCTCCTACGCGGCGGTCAGAAGTTCCGAATGGAGCTCCACGGCCCAACTGTCACGGCGGGCCCGGCACTCCTCGAGCGACTCCGCGACCGTCGAGAACAGGATCCCCTCCGCGGTGCGGTAGTCGTACTGCACGCGGACGTTCCCGCGTGTGGTGGTGAAGCTATCCCAACGCTCGTCCCCCGCGGTGCAGATCGAGCATCCTCTGTCGTCGTTCATTCTCACGTTGACCTCCCAGTGAGGGGGGGCGGTTGCCCGCCCCCCGATCTGATCTCCGATTAGATCCAAGCCTGATCCCAACAACCGATCGTTTCTACGCAGTCGTCAGAGTCCTCTATCAGCATCATGAGCGCGTGCGCGACCTCGATCACCTCGACATCGCTCTTGAGATACCACTTCGGTGTGAGGATGCACCCTTCGAGATTGCCGACGAGCACGTACCACGCGGAGTCGTCGACGATCTGAATGATTCCGCGGGTCTCGCCTGTGGGCCTCGGATGCGCGATCGCCGTCATGCCGTGGCGGTTCGGGAGCTCCGCGCGATCGAGCGGGATCTCAACCTGCCCGGTCGACCTGATCGCGTCGTTGACCGCGGCGGCGAGTCTGTTCGCGTCCTGCTCCGTCATGTGGGTGTCGCTGATCCTGCTCTCGTCCTCGTAGCCCTTGAAGTTCTCGTCGTTCATGTCGGTGACTCTCTGAGCTCTCGTCGCGTCCTTCATTCTCTCGTCCTCCGTTGGGGCCTCGATTGTCGCTTCCGACTACCTACAGTGCATAGCGTGTGCCAGTCGGCGTGTTACATCCCCCGCGGGTTCACCCTTCTGTCGGGCGGGCCGTTGAGGGGCACACCGTGGTCGTGCTTCCAAGCACAGCCGGCACAAGCCTTGCCACGAGCCGGATAGTACATATGGAGGTCTACGAGGAATCGAACTCTCTTGCCGCACTGAGGGCAGGTCTTGGTGGTCTCGGTCTGCTTCGTCATTCTCTCATCCTCCGTTCGGGCCTCTGTTGTCGCTTCCGACTACCTACAGTGCATAGCCCGTGCCAGAAGTCGTGTTACGGAGGACGCTCTCAACCGTGCCCAATCATAC